CAGCAATCAGCGCACAGGCGCCGATGCTGAGCCGGGTTTTAGGAGGGTTCGCCGGGTGATACTGAATCCCGGCGATGTTGGCGAAGTACATATCCCAAGCCAGCTCCCTCGCGGTCATGGCTAGAAGTGGTCGATCAGACCCGGCACACCATACACAGGCATGGGCCGAGCACAGCGCATCGAGAAATACGAATCGAAGATGAACGCCGGTTCCGTCGGGACCGCCACGATGCGGTCTATCGGCGGGTTCTCCACGATGAAAGCTGCGTCAAGCACCGGAGCTGAACCGAAGTCCTGCGCAAGGTGCCACGCATCAAGCGATTGCGCCGCCTGGCTGCGCATGAGACCCGTGATCACCGAAGGCTTGTAGCGGTACTCCGCATAGCGCTCCTGATAGCCGAAGACGAGATCGTCGTCGACCGTCCCCTGCGCGTAAATTTCTTTTTGCAGGATCGACTGTTCGCCGATGTGCGAGAGCGCGGGCCAGTAGAAGTCGAACCGCGTGCGCCGCGAGAACATCCGATTCAGCCCCTGCTGATAGTTGAGGTCAGCGCGGACCGAGACCAGGCCGATGATCAAGCAGTGCTCAGTGAACGACATCGAGAAGCCATGGCCGCGCAGCAGCGCGGTACCGACGCCAGACAGGTTGCCTTGCGGCGTCGCCGTGTAGCCGCCAGCTCCCGGCGAGCCAGAGGTTTGCGCAACCGCAGCGATGTTCACCGGCGTCGACCCGCCGCCGAGATACTCCGGACGCTGCAGACGTGCGTCAGGAGACGTGACGCCGAAGTGCGCCTTGATGACCTCGGTGTAGCGCGTGCCACCTCGAGCATCGCGCTCGAAGATGCGTTGGATTGCGAAGGCCTGCCGAAGCGAATTGATCGTTGCAGCCGTCGCCGTCGACAGATCGGCCTCAAGGCCCGTGAAAGACGGATCGGAGGCAGTGCCGTACCCGAGGATGGTGGACGCCGCGGCGTTCGTGTTGAGCTGCAGGTTGGCGCTACCGCCCAATGCGTTGACCGTGTAGTCGTTCGTCCCATCCGTCATCCGCGCGAAAGCAGAGCCGCCGCCGGCACTGTGACGCATGACCGGCGCCGTGCCGCCGAGCGGGATCGTTACACCCGGACCTTTCTGCGGCCAAGGCAGAGCCGAGGTGAAGTAGTCGTGCCGCTTGCCGCGCCGCTGCAACGTGTACAACGCGGGATCGTCCGGACCGTCGGTCCGCGGGACAGGCAGCGAGTCCTGAAGGTTCTGATCGCGGTACCACTGGTTCCAGATCAGGTTGTAGGCGCGGTGCCACAGGCACGAGAGCGACATGCCAGCGACCCCAGTCGGGATACCCATGTAGTCGTGAATCGACCCGACCTGAAACCCGCCCGTCGGCGACACGAGCTGCGGGATGAGGTAGTCAGTCGAGTCACCCGGGTCGGTTTGCTCACCGTTGAACTTCTGCCAGTTGTCCCACACCAGGCGGATCGGCACAGCGAAGAACTGCGTGTCCATCCGCATGTTGTCCATGATCGGGAAGATGGGCGTGGCGAGCCGCGCGAAACCGGTCATGTTGACCTTAAACGTGTCGCCGGGGAGCGCCTCATCGAGAAGGATAGGGATCAAGTACCCCGCGTCAAACGTGGTCTTGTGGCCATGGGAACGATCGAACGAAGAGCGCGGGATTTCCGCCCGCGGCACCTCCGAGAACGTGTGCTTCATGACCGACGGCATGGAATGCGGTTGCATAACTTACTCTCCCTGAGGGTGGACGAACTGAGACGCGGTAGCGACATGCACCGCGGGTGCAATCGGGTCGATGAAGCCCGAAGCATCATCGAAGGTCCCGAGGTGGAACAGCTGAAAGTCGCCGGGATGTTTCGCCAGCATCGTATTCGGATCGAGACACGCATCGCCGAAAGCGCGCAGCGCAGTCACCAGAGACGTCGAGAAGAAAGGCATCGCATAAGCAGCGGCCTTGACGTCGAACACAGCGAAGATTTCAGAGGTCATGGAGATTCCTTTTCAGCGTTTTGATTTGTGCCGCCTTGACGGTCTCTCGATCACGTAGACGGCGGGGGGTGTTGTGTCGAGCGAACTTTCCAGCGCGAGCTTTACGAGCAGATTTAATGTCCGCGAGCTGATCAGCTGGTAGCCGCTTATCGTAGAAGCGAGGAGGTGCGAGTTTTTTTCCTTTCTGGACACAGAAGTCGTCCGGGTAAACGTCAGTTGCGAAACGGTCGAACCATTCGGAGCCGATCCCCGGCTTCAGGGACATCGCAAAGAACTCCGGGGTCACACGGCAAAGCTCCCCAGTGTCCGCATCGACGCGCTCGTAGTGCGATTCCGCCAGCGGGCCGTTGACTTTCTTCATGCAGTACCGGGCCACATACGCAGCAGACTCGAAGGTAAACGCGCCGATCGTGCACAGCCCTAGTCCCCATGCGGCATCAAGTGTGGGCGAGCTGTAGAGGTCTCCGGCTTCGGTGCGTTTATAGATGCGCCGATCGAGAAGGAAATCCCAGCCGAAGAGCAGGACGTGGTAATGGGGTCGTGAGAGCTTGTCACCGTACTCGCCGCAGAGCAGGTAGCGCAGCCGGACAGGAGCAAGAGCGCGACGCAGACGCTTAAGAAACAGCTGAACGTCCCGACGGTTAACACAGCCGTCCGCAGGGAGGTGCTCAGGCGCATACGTGAGCGTGAGAAACGAGTTGGCTTCATGCAACTGAGCCTCGTGTACAGCTCGCAGTGCCCACTGGCGCGAGCGTTCGAGCCGGCAGCCGAGACACCCGCCGCAGGCGATCTTGAGCGGAAGGCCGAAGCCTCCGGAGGCGGTAAAGACCAGTCGCCGCTTCCCGGAGGCATTTTTCTCGGCCGCGTACCAAGCAGTAACCGGCCGAAAGCACGGCATCAGAGACGAATGCCGCCGCGCATGGGATTGCCGCCAAAGTTTTTTTTGTGGTGACGCACGGCATGGCGGGTGAAGTCGGACCGGGACCCGGACCGGGACATCGCAGAGCGCTTGAACATGGGATTTCTCCAGTTGATTTAAGGGACTGCACGACAAGAGTACCGTTTTTTTTGAGGTGAACCGAAGGAATATTCGGTGTCACCTGGACTATTGACATCTAGGAAGGCAATAGTCCGTTACGCCGGATTCGGCGTTGTAGAGGCCGCTGGCGCGGCGGCAGGGGGAGAAGCTACCCCTGTACCGGGGGGGGTCGCGATCGTGGCTTCTACCCCGGTTGTGGGCGTTTCTGAGGCCCTCAGGAGGCCGAGGGATCGTGCTTCGATCAGATTCTTAGGGTCCTGAACGAAGGCGAGGAGCCGGGCCGGGTCGTTCGCGAACCGGTCCCGGAGGTCGGAGGGCAGCATGGCAAAGCGTTCGCGAGCCTCCGCTACGACATCCATGCAGCCCTGAAAGTCGATGTCAGCGACATCGCCGAACGTGGGGGCACGTTGGGAGAGGTGCTCGAAGACACCAGTTTTAGCGAAGCGGGCCATGATGCGATTGATGTCGCATTCGTCCTTGAAGGACTGTTTTGTCCGCCCTTGCGGTGCGAAGTAGATTTGAGAGCGAGATTTAAGAGAGTAGGCAGTGCGAAAGACGGTGTGATTGCTTTCAGAGTGAGGAGAGAGAGAGGGTGAGTTGTTTTTTGAGTGAGTAGAGGATGAGAGTGGTGGCAAGACTGATTTGTTAGACATGGTGGGTAAGCCTTTTTTGCTTGTAGGAGAAGAGGGGTTAGCGACCGAAGGAGCGGAGCTTGAGAGCTGAAGAGATGCCCGAGCCGAGGTCGCCGATGAACGGCTTCACGTTTTGCTGATAGTCGCGATATTTCCGGTGGTGAGCAGAGACGTTTTCCGCTTCTGAGCGCTCCAGCTCGCGGAGCACCGCATTAGCGTTCGCGTTGCGCGTGTCGGCGCGGATGCGCCGGTTTTGCTCCGCAGCGTTTTTGATTTCCTCATTCACGAGCCGCACCTGATCTTGAGTCAGGTTCATGCGATCGATCTCGTGACGCGCTTGAGCATTGAGCAGCCGAGTGCGCGTAGCGACCTCCTGTAGTCGGTGCGTTTTCGGTTGGTTCCCTGCAGTCACATTGTTCGGATCCTCATAGAACTCGGCTTCCTTGAGCTTCGTGTCGGCATCGAGGTTCCGAGCCGTAGCCTGCGCCTGTTGAGCCGACGAGACCGTGTACCCGATCTGCGCGGCCTGTTGCGCCCCTTGCACAGCAGCTCCGCCTTTGTTGAGCATCGGAGCCGGTTGAACCGCCTGCGCGTTGTTAGCAGAGGCCGAAGCGCCGATCGGAGAAGACGCGCCGCCGTGCGTCGCCGCCAAGATCGGATTGAGGCCCGCGGTGCGGAGGTCCTGTATCGCACGCTGATGCGCGGTGTTGCTCATGCGCTCCTGAAATTCCATCTGCTTCAGCGCTTGAGCCGAGTTGAAATCGCGCGTGATCTGCGCCTGCTCCGCGTTAAACGCGGTGGAATCCTGAGCGATTTCGCGATTCTCTTCGTTGGTGTCCTTCTGGCCAGCGTAAGAGATCGCGCCGCCTATGGCTGCTGCTGCGACGGCGGAGAAGATAGGCATCGTTTGTCCCTTTCCAAGAGCATGGCATCAGCAATCAGCGCACAGGCGCCGATGCTGAGCCGGGTTTTAGGAGGGTTCGCCGGGTGATACTGAATCCCGGCGATGTTGGCGAAGTACATATCCCAAGCCAGCTCCCTCGCGGTCATGGC